TGGGTAGTTAAAGCTACCTTAGACGCTGGCTCGCTTATCAATGGTGCTGGTGAAACAGATGATGTAACAGTCGCTGGTGTCGCCTTGGGCGATATGGTTATTGGTGCATCTTTAGGTGTAGATTTGGTTGGATTGACTGTCACTGGCTATGTCAGTGCCGCCAACACTGTCAAATTTCGCATCCAGAACGAATCAGAGGCAACAGTAAATCTTGATTCGGCTACTTTGCGAATCGTTATCGCTCGCATGGTGTAATGAATGGGGGGCTAGTCCCCCCTTTCTTATTTAAGGGGTTTTATGGCTACTTTTCGTTGTCTTCAATCGGGTAATTGCGTGACTTTTACCCTCCAACATGACATTGACTCTATGAAGGGTCATCAGGGTTATGTGAGAGTTGATGAACCAGAAGTAACCATAGAATCTGTAGAATCAGAAGTTAGAACAGATACCGCCTTTCGTGCGCCTGTCATCCCCACAATTAAGCGTATGGGTAGACCAAGAAAGGTAGCAAATGTCTGATATTGATGCTAGAGATTTTGGCAAATTAGAGGCTCAAGTAGAAGCACTCCAAAAGGAGATGCACTTACTTAGTAGCGATGTAAAAGCCTTACTTGAACTTGCCAACAAAGGCAAAGGTGGATTTTGGATGGGTATGACTATCGCTTCATTTATGGGCGGCATCATTACCTTTATTGCTGATCGACTCTGGAAATAAGGAGAACACTATGCCTATGGTCGGAAAAAAGAAGTTTCCCTACTCTGAAAAAGGGGAGAAAGAAGCAAAAGAATACGGCAAGAAAAAGGGAGTTCCTGTAACCATCATGGTTGCTATTGGAAAACCTAAAGGTTTGCCTATGCGTGGTGGCAGAACTGCTACCAACATGATGAAGAAATCCTCAAGAGGTAAATAATGTCATCTTTAACTACTCCAGTTACCCTGTTAAACGCTGTCACAGCTACAGGCGCATCCAAGGCTGTTCAGGTAGATGCTGGTATGCCAGCGATTCTCCATGTAACAGGCATCACTACAGCTACTGTTGCTTTGCAAGGTAGCCTTGATGGAACAACATTCAGCACTGTTGGAACTGCTTTGACCGCTGATGGTTTCGTGACTTTGGCTAATGCTCCCAAGCATTTGCGAGCAAACTGCACTGCTTACACCTCTGGCACGATCACAGCCAAGATTCTTTACTAAGGAGAAACCCTATGAAAATGACTAAACCTCAGAAAAAGATTAAGAAAGTCATGGGCGAATTCAAAGAGGGTACTTTGCATTCTGGTAAGGGTGGCAAGGTTGTAAAGAATCCAAAACAGGCAGTTGCCATTGCTTTGTCTGAAGCTGGTATGTCTAAGCCAAAAAAGACAACCAAAAAAATGTAAGTTATTTTATAATGCCTTATAGCTTCTTAATAGGTAAAAGCTAGGCTGTTTAACAAAGTGAGAAACAGATGACCTATTTAGAACTTGTAAACGATGTACTCGTAAGGTTGCGTGAAGCAACTGTTTCGACTGTTTCCGAAACATCCTATTCAACTCTGATTGGCAAGTTTGTCAATGATGCAAAGCGTCAGATTGAAGATGCTTTTGCATGGAATGTGCTTGGCACAACCATTACCCTTTCTACAACTTCTGGCACATATTCTTATGCCTTGACTGGCGCTGGACAGAAGTTCCAAGTTCTTGATGTTCTCAATGTCACAAGCAATTTACGCATGAAGAACATTGATTTTGCAACTATGAACAGGTATCAGAACTTCTCTACACCTGTGAATGGTATTCCTGCCTACTATGCTTTTGATGGCATTGATGGTAGCTATGACACTAAAGTAACGCTGTATCCTCGCCCTGATGGTGTGTATAGCATTCCATTTAGCCTGACAGTTCCACAAGCCACTTTGTCATCAGACTCTACTATTGTCAAAGTGCCTGATGTTTTGGTTTCTCAGAATGCTTATGCTCGTGCCTTGGTAGAGCGTGGTGAAGATGGTGGTTTGTCTTCATCTGAGGCTTATCTGTTGTATAGGTCAATGCTCTCTGACTATATTGCTTTGGAAGGCACTCGCTATCCTGAGAATCAGGAGTTTGTGGCAGTATGAGCCAAGCAATTCAAACTTATAGTATCTCAGCCCCAGGCTTTTATGGGTTGAATACTCAAGACTCGCCTCTTGATTTGAATGCTGGCTTTGCTCTGGTTGCGACTAATTGCATCATTGACCAATATGGTCGTATTGGTTCACGCAAAGGATGGTCAAGGGTTAACGCATCGTCTGGAGACTTGGGTGCAAATGATGTCAAAGTTATCCATGAGTTAGTGTTAGCTGATGGCACTTTGACTGTTCTGTTTGCTGGTAACAACAAGATTTTCAAGTTGAGTTCCACGAACACTGTGGTTGAACTCACCTATGGGGGTGGGGGTACTGCACCAACTATTACTGCAAGCAATTGGCAGTGTGCATCCTTGAATGGCATCACATACTTCTTTCAGTCTGGTCACAATCCATTGATTTATGACCCTGCTGTATCGACTACAACATATCGCAGAGTTTCTGAGAAGACAGGTTATGCCGCTACTGTTCCTGATGCAGACATTGTGATTTCTGCCTTTGGTCGTTTGTGGGCGGCTAATACTACCTCTGTGAATGCAACTGTTTACTTCAGTGATTTGATTGCTGGTCATGTGTGGTCAACAGGTACTGCTGGCTCATTGAATGTGAACAATGTGTGGGTAAATGGTGCTGACCAGATCACTGGTTTAGCGGCTCACAATGGTTTCTTGTTCATCTTTGGTAAGCGTCAGATTCTTGTTTATCAAGGTGCTACTGCACCATCAACCATGTCAATCAGTGACACTGTTGAAGGCATTGGTTGCATTGCCAGAGATAGTATTCAGACCACAAGCACTGATGTATTGTTCTTGTCAAACTCTGGTGTCAGATCATTGATGAGAACGATTCAAGAGAAGTCTGCTCCTGAAAGAGACTTATCTAAAAACATTCGTAATGATTTGATGGGTGCTGTGGCTGGTGAGACATTGACCAACATCAAGTCTGTCTATTCAGAGCGTGAAGCGTTCTATCTGTTGGTAACTCCTAGCATTGACACTACTTGGTGTTTTGATACCAAGGCTTATTTGCCTGATGGTTCTGCAAGGGTGACTACTTGGGATTCAATCACGCCTAAGTCTTTGCTTTCTCGCAGAGATGGAAGCCTTTACATTGGTAAGAATGGTTATGTAGGTTATTACAACACCTATCAAGATTACCAATCTTCTTATCGTATGTTGTATTACACAAACCATGCTGACCTTGGCGATCAGAATGTGCTTTCAATCTTGAAGAAGTTGTCAACTGTTGTGATTGGTGGAACAAATCAAGTGGTTACATTCAAATGGGGTTTTGACTTCAAGACAAACTACTTGTCTGACAATGCAACTATCCCAACTCAGAATGTTTATTACTATGGCATAGCTGAGTATGGTGCAAATGCCACAACGATTGCTTACTATTCTGATGGTGTTGCGTTACAGACATTGGTTGTTTCGGCATCTGGAACAGGTAAGGTTGTGCAAACAGGTTATGAATCAGACATCAATGGAACTCCATTGTCTATTCAAAAGATTGAAATTCAAGCCAAAAATGGCAAGATGACTTAAAGGAATATTATGAGTGACTACACCAAAAGCACGAACTTTGCCACCAAAGACAATCTGTCTTCTGGCAACCCTTTGAAGATTGTCAAGGGTACTGAGATTGACACAGAGTTCAATAACATTGCGACTGCCATTGCAACCAAGGCAGATTTGGCAAGCCCTACCTTTACTGGCACACCTACATTGCCAACAGGTACGATTGCAACTACTCAGTCTACTGGCAATAATACAACTGCTTTGGCAACAACTGCTTTTGTTCAAGCGGCATTAGCGGCTATGTATCCAGTAGGTTCAATCTACACAAATGCAAGCGTCAGCACAAACCCTGCAACTTTGCTTGGATTTGGCACTTGGACTGCATTTGCCGCTGGTCGTGTCATGGTTGGTTTTGACTCAGGTAATGCGTTGTTTGACACTGCTGAAGAAACTGGTGGTAGTGCAGATGCAGTTACTGTCAGCCACACTCACACTGCAACAGTCACAGACCCCGGACACTTACACACACAAACAGAATATAACCAGCCCGGTATCGGTAATGCTGGCGGTGGTGGTGCACGAGTTAATGCTGTTACAGCAAATACTGGAAGTGCTACTACTGGCATTAGCGTGGCGGTCAGTACAACTGGTTCAAGTGGCACAAATGCTAACTACCAGCCGTACATTACTGTTTATATGTGGAAACGCACAGTATGATGATGCAAGACCCTGAATATCGCATTATTCATCACTTCAGTGATGGGTTGTATGCCAAGGAGTCATTCTTTACTGCTGGAATGAGCATCTTGAAGCATACGCATGACTTCAGTCATTTGTCGATATTGGCTCATGGGAAAGTTGCTGTATTGCGTGGTACTGAGATTGACATTTTCTCTGCGCCAGCGTGTATTGAGATTGAAGCAGGATTGACTCATGGAGTCAAAGCGATAACAGATTGTGTTTGGTTTTGTATTCATGCCACTGACGAGAAAGACCCGTCTAAAGTGGATGAAATTTTGATTAAGGGAGATTGATATGCCAGCAGCATTTATAACAGCAGGAGCTAGTTTACTTGGTGGTTATATGCAAGGTGAGGCTACTAAGAGTGCGGCTGAAACTTCTGCACGATCAAACCTTGAGGCGGCACGACTTGCGGCTGAAGCGGCTAAGTTTCGCCCTGTTGGTGTAACTACTAGATACGGCACTTCAAACTTTCAATTTGACCCTAGTGGCTATCTGTCTGGTGCTGGTTACACAGTATCTCCTGAATTAAGAGGCTATCAAGACAGGTTGCAAGGTCTTACAGAAAGAGGATTAGGTCAGGCAGAGGCGGGTGAAGCCATGCTAAGACCTACTGTTGGTGCGGCTGAATCTTTGTTTAATCTAGGTGGTAGATATTTAGATCAAACTCCAGAACAAACTGCACAGAAGTATATGGAGAGTCAGTACAACTTGCTTGCACCTAGTCGTGAGCGTCAATATGCACAGTTGCAAAACCAGTTGTTCCAATCAGGTCGTGGTGGTTTATCTGTAGGCGGTACAGGATTGCGCCCCGGTGGTGGATTGGGTTTAAGTGCAAGTCAGCCTGAATTGGAAAGCTATTACAACTCATTAGCCCAACAAGACTTACAACTTGCCGCAAATGCTGAAGAAGCTGGAAGACAAAGAACTGCATTCGGTGCAGGATTGTTTGGAACTGGCTCAGATATTTATAACTTGTACTCAGCAGGTCAAGTTAACGCACTATCACCATTCACAAGTTATTTAGGTGCTGGTTCTGCTATTGAGCAACTTGGACAACAGCCTTTAGAGATGGGTTCAGCATTAGGTGGTCGTGCGGCTACTGCTGGTGGTAATGTTGGTCAATTCCTGTTGTCAGGTGGTCAGGGTGCGGCTAGAGCAATACAAGGAACGGCTGGTAGTGGCATTGGTAAGGGATTAATTGGTTTAGCGGATAGCGATAGAACACAACAAGCATTAGAAAGAGCTTTCTCAGGATTGAATTTTGGCTTTGGTTCTGGTTCTGCTCCATCTGGTGCGGCTGGTTACAACATCAGTCCATCTGCATGGGGTGCATATTATGGACAACCTTAAGGAATAAATCATGGCAACTCCCACCTACACAATTCCAATAAATAGTCTTTTCTCAAATCCAACAAATTATGGCGATATGGATGCTGAATCAGCAAGAATTAGACAAGAAGAAATGCTTAGAGCTGAAAATGCACGAGAGCAATTATTAGGCATAGCAAATAGTCCTATGAGTTTTTCTAATCTCAATGCTTTTGTACCAGCAGTGGTAGAAAATGCCAAATTTACACCAGATGCTGAACCATATTCAGCACTAAGAGTAAATCAACCACAATCTATTGTTGGTGGAATGTTTAGTCCTGAAATCTCTCGTGCGGCAGAGATGGAATATATGCAAAAGCGTCAAGCGGCTATGCGAGATCGGGCTATGGCCTTTGCACAATTGTCACCTATGCAACAAGCAGACTATGGCTTCTATCGTGGTGGTCAACAGTTAGGTGATGCTCTTGGTGGTGCTTTGGGTGGTCAAGACCCACAGTTGCAGTTGATTTCTCAGCGTCAACAGATGTTAAGCATGATTGACCCAGACAAGCCTGAGACTTTTAGCCGAGCAATTCAATATGCCTTGCAAACTGGTGACAGAAATACCGCATTGATGCTCAATGATGAGATGAAAAATGCTCAGGCAAGAAAGACTGAGAATCTTCAATTGGGATTGCAACGCTTGGCTCGAAATCTATATAAAGCTGATGGTTCTATTGATGAACAGGTATACAACACTTTGCAAGGTTATGGAGCAGTTGGGCAAGCAGTTATTGACCAGCAATTTAAAGGATTCCAAAACTTACAAACTCAAAAGGCTCAAGTACTTGGAAGACAGTTGTTTGATAAAGATGGAATTCGTAATAAGGAAATTGAAAAACAACTTCAAGCAACTCCTGAAGGTCGTGCAGTCCTTAAACAATTTATTCCAGAAACAAAGGTGTTTAAGCGTGGTGACATCATTACTGAGATAAATCCTGTCACTGGAGACTATGAAATAGTTACCCCTACAGGATTAAAACCAGTCCCTGCTGGTGCTAATCCAATCAAAGCCATGATTGATAACAAGGCGATTGACCCAACAGTCACACCTTTTGCTCAAGAAATTGCAAATCAATGGGACAACCTTGACGACAAGGGTCGGTCGGATTCTCTTGAAAGTTTGACTAAAGCTT